CGTTTTTAACCGCAGCGGCACCAAAGCCAGACAGTTTTTGTTCTTCTTCGAATGAACGCTCAGAGCTTTCAGTTTCAAAGATTTCTTTATACTTCTCACCATAACGATCATATTCTAAACCAAACAGAGCGTTAAGACCGGGAAGTAGTTCTTTTAGTAGTTGCGCGCGTGAAATAGCAGCCATTAGTTAAACTCCTTAGATTCCAGTTGGGTTGCGGTAAGCGTGGCCACCAACAACATTAATCGCTGAAACAGCAAACGGAGTAGTGCCCGATTGAGTAACAGTATAGTTAGGTGGGGTATAGGCTACGAAAGCTTCTACGAATGTACCGTCAGATAATGCAGTTTCTTGAACCATACTAACAATGCGCAAAGGCAATGTAACAGTAACGTTTTTAGAAGCCAAATTAACTGAAATGGCGCTGTTACCAGTAGCAGTATTAACACCATCAACAATAGAACCTGAATCAGTAGGAATGAAATAACCAATGTTTTGACCAACGTCAGCCAGAGTAGCAGCACCAGAAGTGTAGGCTGTACCAGCATTAGTCAAGTTAACCTTCATTAAAATTTGTGGGTCGTCAGCAACAATAGCAACGGCATCAGAAGCAGAAGTTCCAGTAGGCCAGTATTGTGAGAAGACTTTGTATTTTAAAGTTGGGCTAGTGTAAGAGCAACCTAAGAAGATACCGATTGGGTTAATAGCCCAAGCAGTTTTAGCTCCAGTCGATGAATCTACACGTGCAATAGTACCATCAGCTAATAGAGACACAGGGTCGCCATAACCAATATTTTTTGCGTAGCCAGACGCAATCGGTAAGTACCGAGTTGCACCAGCGTAAGGCTGAAAGCCTTCTAGGGTATTCGGTAAAAAACCGTAGGGACCGACATTGCTAGGATAAGCCATATATAACTCCTAAATAAAATTCAACACGGTCCTAACTATTTAGGAACCGCGACCAAAAGACACTTTAGATGCTTTCTCAGAAAAAAGAGGCATCCTTGGATCATTTTCGCGTAGGAAGTTGTTATCCACAGACTCCACAGACGCTTTAGACATATTTGCATAATACTCTTTACGAGAGTTTGAGTTCTCAACAGTAGTCTTACACAGAACAAGCCCACCAATTTCAATCAAACCTTGTGGCGCTAAACCAAAGGCAGCAAAGTCAGACAATAACTCAGGATGATCTTCCGCTTGACAAGGTATCCACCCCTCGCGTTTAGCCTTAGCCATATTTGCGGGATCAGGAACTCCCATCATAGCGACCCTTTTCCAGTGAAACACGTAGCCATCTTGTGGGTCTGGAGCTGGCAAATCATGCGCAGGTTTCCATGATACTGGACGAACTTCTTTTTCGCGTGTTTCTGTAGAGCGTGGTGCTCTGTCAATTTGTACGTTAGCCATTGAGTTGTTGCTCCTTTACTTTATACTTGGCATATACCTCTAAAGGTACTCCAAGACGTTTTGCTATAGCGACTTCAGATGTGTTCAGAGTGACTTTTTTAGGTGCAGTAGTTCTACCTACCGATGCCACTGGTGAAGACTTCTTCTTATCGAAGTTCTTTGGGAATACTTCCCGTATGCGGGAGTCTACTCGCTGATAATATTCATCAGAGGTAGGGTCTACACCGGATTTAACCAATTTTTCGTGCAGTCCATAAGCGAAGGCGGTCATCTCTTCATCTTTACCAAACCATGGATTCCGTCCAGCCCAGCTCTCGGCTTTATAGTCTCTTGGTGGCGCTTCTGGCGCTGATGGGGGAATATATACCTCATTATTTTGTGGTTGTAAAGCTTTTTGTTGTACAGGTGACGCTAAGTTAGCTAACTGTCGTTTTTGATTGGCTAATTCGCTTAACTCTTCCTGTGCTTCAAGTACTCCATCTGTATCGCCCGTTTCAAAAGCTTGACGGTATTTATCCTGCGCAATTTTATGTGCGTAGTCTAAACGACCTTGGGCTTCTTTCGTATACTCTTGATGCCCCCAGTTAAGTGTAGTTTTTAACTGTTCGTTTTCCGCAAGGATTGACTGCGCTATACGTATAGCTTCAGCATTCTGTCTTTCTAATGCTTCTTTCTCACGTCTAACATCATGGTACTTGTGATTTATCTGATTAATGCGCTTTTGAACACCCTTAGAGTATGACTCTAATTCGTCATCACTATCGTCATCGTCAGTATCAGCTAGTCTAGTTCTACCTTGATCTTCTTCAGGAGTATCGTCTACGATATCAACTTCATAATCGTCACTACCATCAAGATCAATGTCAATATCTTCGTTCTCATATTCTTCAGCCATTTATCCTCCTAGTATGCGCGACTAACGCCGCGTGGGTCAGCTACAGTACCCTCAATCATATCGTCATTTACCAAGATAAACTCTTCCCCATCAACAGAGAATCGTGAACCACGATATGCTCCAATTAACACGAAATCACCTTCTTGACACCAAGGACCTGTTGGGAATTTTACTTTATCTTCATAAGCCATATTGCCTACTTTAAGCACCATACAAACCACAGCACCTGCCTCTTCTTTCTTTTTGAAAGTGTCTGGCATTTCAATACCGCTTGCTGTTTTGTCCACTATCTTAGGTTTAATCAATAAAAGCTTGTAACCTACCGGATCTGGTAAGCGATCAGCTAGTGATTCTCCTTTTTCGATAGTAGCATCCGTATCTATATTTCCTATATCTTTGGTACTCATTAATTTTCTTCCTCAGTTTTTTGCAGGTCTTTTAAACGATTAAGAGCTAAGGACAGACCCGTTATTGTCCCTACCAATAATTTATAAGACGGATAGTCTTCTACCCGCCCTCTTGCGAGGGCATCAGTGTGAGCGGCTATTTCGTCTTCAATATCTCTACGCAGTACATCTAGTACGGTTTTCATTCTTTACCCCATAGGTGGTTGTTGTGGTGCAGGGGCAGGTGCTTGTTGCACGGGCGGTGGCTCTTGTTGAGCTGGTTGTTGCTCTTGTTGAGCTGGTTGTTGCTCTTGTTGGGGGGCACCTTCTTGCGCTTGAGCTGCTTGTCTTTGAGCTTCTATTTGTTGTGTAGCCATATCCATTCCCTTAAATAACCCTTGAACCTTAGCGTCTTCGCCTTGAAGCATTAATTTAGCCTCATTGTTTAGCATTGCTATCTCTTTACTAGCGTCAATCTTCTTAAGCTCGATCTCTTTTTTGTTATTGATCTCTTGCTCTTTCAGTTGTAACTCTTTCTGTTGCATCTGTACTACAGGGTCTTGCGCTTGCTGTTGAGCCGTTTGTTGAGCTTGGTCAGCTTGGTTCGCTTGTAGTAGTTGTTTAGCTGCATCAGCAGATAGTTTTGCCAGTTGTACTGCCATTTCAGGGCTTAACTCTGCATCTTCTGGGGGTAGTGTAGTACCTAATTGAGTCTCTATACCTCTACGATATTGGAAGCCCACATGCTCCATGATATGTGCCATTAACGCCTGTTTTAAGACAGAAGCTTGAGGGTTTTGTCCCATTGCTGCTGCTACTTTAGGATCGTTTATTAACGCATTATGCACAGCTAAATGCGCATCGTGGTCTTGTTCTATGAACGCTTTGACAGGTTTAGCTTTAAGAATGTCCATATTCTCTGTTACAGGATCAGTTGGCTTTTGATCTTCTTCCACAATAACTATCTTATCTGCGTCTTTAATACCCATAACTTCAAGCATTTGACGATGTAATACAGGTAAGTTGTATATTTGTGGAGATTGTTGAGCTAACTGGATAGCTGCTTGATACTGAATGATCCTTTGTGCCATAGTACTAGCGTTTGGATCAGAGACTGGAATAATATCAACTTTATCGTAGTCTTCTTTCTTAGCAGATGGTTCAGCATCAAACTCTGGCATGTAGTCATAAGCAGGGGCAGTATAGTCTCTTACCAACGCTGCAATTAACTTAAACTCTTGCTCCATCGAATAGTGAACACGAGCCTGAACAGCTGACATCACCTTTAGAGTTCTTTCCAATATAGCCAGTGTAGTACCTACTGGCGCCTCACCATTCATGTTATCCAGCTTAACATCAGCAACTGCTGCTAATCTACGGCCTTCTTCTACTACGTTCTGTAATAGTGTAAATAGTGTTTGGCTTGGCTCTTTATAAGGAAGCGGTAAGATGTTGTCTTTAATATTAGATGATGGAACATCAACGTCTCTCCATTCACCCGGCATAATCGGAGTATCATCACCTTTAATCCTAAGACCTCTAGATTTTAAGCCTCCGGGTAGGTTACTTAGTGTACCTGCATCAATTAACTGTCTGACAATAGAAGTTGCAGATTTAGCAAACCCACCAATAAGATGTATAAGACCGTAGCCATAAGCACCGAAACCGGGGATAT